GAGCGAAGCACTTCAGTGTACCGGCTACCACCGCGAGCAAGGCGCTCATAGAACTTCTGCATCTGGAAGGCAGTGCGAAGACTGTTGATCGTGAAAATACTAGAAGAATCCAGATCGGCATAAGCAGACTTAGAGAGCCATGAAGAACCGGGTTGGGCGGTAACGGTAGCCAAACCAGAACCGTTGACAGAGTGACCAGCTATAGAAGTGGAATAACCACCTTGGTAAGTTAACGTACCGTTTCCGGTATAGACGCTATGAACACCACCGTCTTCAGAAAGCTGAGCAGCGCCTAAGCTGTTATTGGACTGTTGGACGAAATAGCCTGAAACAGGCGAAGGGTCGACTAGAGTAGCGGTACCGGCAAGACCTATAGATACGCCGGGTCCCTTCTGCGTCCAGGGCAACGCTGAGGTGAAGTAATCATGGCGCTTCCCGCGAGGGGGGCAAGCGTGACCAGACACTATAGTGGTCCCTGAAGAGAATAGCCAAGAAGGCTGATCGGAAACGCGAGAAGAATCCAATATTTCATTGGTATCGCCTTTCTGGATCTTAACGGACTTCTGGAGGTTCTCATCTCGGAACCATTCGTTCCAGATTAGGTAGACAGCGCGGAATGGAAGAGCGCTAATACCGGATAAGTTGTTAGTCGTATTCACGGGGAGGCCGAAATAGTCCCATAGCGAGCCTACATAATTATTATCAGAGTTAGCAGTAGCAGTGACGGTAGGGATGACATAATCAGTGCTATCATCAGGGTCTTCCTGCTCGAAGCAGAAATTCTGCCAGTGGTCCCAAACTAGACGATTGGGGACGAAGAAGAAGAACCAATCCAGATATATATTATCCATGATAGGCTTAATAGGCGTCGCTAATCGAGCGAAGTAATTAACGGACATCCTAGTAGTGTCGCCAGGCAGTACTTCATCAACGAATACAGGTATGAGCTTGCCTGAATTGAAAGTTGTCTTATAGACATGCGAGCGGTCGAATTTAGTCCGACGCATATACATTGCAGGAGCATCGCTGAAGCGATGACCTCGAACTCTAATTTTTCGAGCCAAATCTTCACCTTCTTTGGATTGTAAGCCTAATAATTAACCTTAAGCAATATATTATTAGGTTGTAGTTCAATTATGCGTCACCTACGCCAGTTACATCGAGTAAGTAACTGGCTTCGGTGCCGCTATTTTTTTATTTCTTCATTATTTTCTTTTAAAATGTTACTTTTTTCTTGTGGTTGTTTACTATTTACGGACTGTTGTGGTTCGTCAGAAGTATAATTGCTACCATACAGACCTTCTCGTTGGAGATATTCGAATGTTTCAGGGTCATTTAATTTGGTAATCAAATTCATGGGATCGTGACCGAATTTAGCTCGAACGTAAGCAGGTAATCTATAGAATTCTTCACGAACTCCGGAAACAAGCTCCAGAGCTGTGCTGTAGTCACCGGGAAGCGTTGCATCTCCGAACTGAAGGTAAGCATACTGCGAACTATCGCCGAGGTCCAGAGTAGCTATGCCTTTCTGACCATCTGCGTACTTATTGACAATATAATTAATATCGGTTTCATCCTTCTCGTCCTGAACGGCGAGAGACGGCATAGTAAATTCAATGCCGCAATGGTTATGTTCTTCTACAGGATCGTAAGCTGTCTTGAACTTCATAATTTCACCTCCTTTCACAGGCGCCTAGACGCGGCGGGCGTGGCGCACAGAAAAAGGACGATCTCTCGCGAGACCGTCCTTATTCTGATACGCTCTATATTAGATTATCATCTAGTCGCGTCATTGTCAATATCCTGTACGTAGTCTATGGCGCGACCAACCAGCGCAGGAACGCGGGATTCGTCAGAACTTTCAATGTAGTAACGGCCATCAGTATCGCCAAGGTTACCGACATAATGAAGACTGAAATCTTCAGGATAACTATTAATAAGCGTCTTATCATCATTGACTAATCCTTCGAAAGCTCGCAGAGCAAGCATGTCATTATGGTATACCTGTGGAGGGCTGAACTGTTCAGCCTTGGAGTCATAAATGGAATAGAGTCTCAGCGGAACCATCTCCTTTTCTTAAAGCAACTAGATACCTGCGAATCATGAGATATAGCGTAGCTGATATGACATAATAGTCATTATCAAGGCGAATAACTCTAGAATCATCAGGCTTGAGGCGGTAAGCGGCATATTTGCTTCCGCCGAAAGAGTAATTGAAGAGAATATTACGATTCGAACAGAATTTTTCAACGGCCTCAAGTTCAGTAATAGGCATCACCTCATTTTCTGATTTAATGATAACACAGTCATAATAACTTGTCAAGCTTTCTTCCAAGAAAATGCTTATATTTACTCTCTTGAACAAGGCAGCGGTTAATCAGGCGGTCGAAAGTATTGTTCTCCAGATTATGAAGCATTTTCTCAATGCGGTTGTTGCGAATGAACTCCATCCAGTGAGGATGTGTTTCGTCGAATTTCTTATCGTAGTAACGAGGAGGACGCATCTTCTTACCGTTGATGACAACGAAATCATTAGCATAACACTCTTCACCATGCTCTTCAAGCCATTTTCCGCCTATGCCGGGACGATTGGATGCCAGCATGAACTCAGGCGTACGGCCATTATAGTGAGCAGCAGCTTTACTCCCAGTCTGCTTTTTCACTATGTAGCGCGCGACGTAGGCAGCAGCGTCGAAGCTAAACTCGCCAATGAGATGCATACCGTATTTCCAGATTTTCGAAAACCGAGCAGAAGTATAAGTATTATAACCATCTGTGCGGAACCGAAAAACTCTATCATCGAAGCTAATATTATATAATATATAATGATAATGGGGACGACCATGAAGTTCACCGTATTCACCACAGCCGAGGAAGCGAATACCGCTGCCATACTCACGACGAAGATTCTTCATGAAAGTCTGATGAAATTTCTTGCTCAAACTTTTGTCGCGCGGCAGATGGTAATCATCGAAAGTGCATGTAACGAAGTAAGCTGAAGACGAAGTACGGGCTTCGTGAACAGCTCTAATGGCCCATTGACGAGAATTTTCGAGTCGACAGCCGATACATTGTTTGCAAGAACAGCGAATGAAACGACTGTCGTTAGCAAGTTCAGGGTGGGAGGCAAGGCTGCCGTAGAAACTATAATGTTGCTTGCCGCTTTTCGTGAACGCTCCTTCGACCGGGTACATGAGGATAGGATTATAACATACCATATTGATCACCTGTACCAATTGTATCAGGATTAAGTCAGAAATGTCAAATCCTAAATCCACCTCGTCCTACTCTTATGAAATTTTTCCGACGAGATTTGGAGGTGCGCCGAAAAAGGCGGCGAGAACCACGCTTAGACAATCTTCGACGTTTCATTTATTTTCCCTCCAGGAACCGAAAAAACGGCTAGTTTTATTGGAATTGTCCTTACTGGAAGCCGGCTCAACAAGTTTATCGACATCATGTGAAAAGTCGGATGCGACTTTACTAAAAAGCTGAGTAGATGCAGTAGAACGACCTTTCAGTGCTTCGATGAGATCAACAACTTCCTGAACGAAAGGAACAACGACGGTAACAATGAAGGTTAGAATCATAGTAGTTTTGTTCGACATATTATAACAACTCCTTTTACTTAATAATGTAACCAATTCCACGAAGAATATGACCAAGGCCTGAATTGCCAACACCTAATGAATCATAGAAATCAGCTTCTTGCTTTGAAAGACGAGCATTCTGGACAGAGAAAGAGGCGGCGGAATTAGACTGATTAGCTGAGGCTATATTGGAGAGTATGCCTGAAGAAAGATAGGATCCCTGAAGTCTTAGATTCTGCAATTCCTGATCCATGCGTTGAAGTTCATAGCCGAGACGTTTTTCATAAGTCTGCTCAGCTAAATTTAGATTATTAGCCTTAATGCCGTTATCCAATACTATACCATGGGTCGCCTGACGCGTAGAATCGGCTTCTGCGACGTTCTTATCGATTTGAGAAATCGCAAGATGCTCGGCATTCTTCGCCTGCCGTTCAGCGGCACTGGCAGCTCTGGCAGAGTTCATGGTAGAACCGATATCACTCATGCCGACAGAAGCAGCTGAAGCTCCGGATATGGAACCGCCTATACCATTAGTCGCAGCGAGAATAGGATTCAGACCAGCAGCACGCATATCATCGACAGCCCATTGATAACGATGCTTATAATTCTCTACATTCCACGCGTTAGCCTGTGCGGCATTAGCGGAATTATAATGATTCTGGACTGCGGACCCAAGGACGGAACCAGCAACACTACCTAGGGTATTAGAGAGCCATGACATATAACCAACTCCTTCTAGAAGTGATCGACGAGGCCGGGGGTACCAAACATAGGCATAGGACGCACGGTAGTATATCTGAAGCCTACGTCGAGCAAGAACTCAGGCTCATCCTGAACCGCGATAATGCGCTTAATGGGTGGGTTCTCGGTGATAAACTCCTCGTTAAGAGTAGGAGCATTGCTGAAGTACTGTGAAAGATGCCAGACATCGAGATTACCACCAGTTACAGAGCTACGGAATTTCCCCGTAATCTGTGAAGGTTTATACCGATATTCGGCATAACGTTCCTGATAACCAAAAACAGTAGTATCAGCTTCAGTGCCCTGGGCATAGATTTCGCGAAGTTCAATAGCCTGTTCACCGAGATGGGCGAATGTGGGCCAATAGAAATCGTAGACCGTAGAGCGAAGCCACATCTTATTCACGCCCTGTTGGTAAGTAAGGTCGGCGCGGGCACATACGAAACCTATAATATAACCGTGTTCAACGAAGGATTTAGTGAACCCATGGAATTGAGAGGCAGTGACGCCGTAAGCGGAAAGGTTACCTTGGGGCGAAGTGGTATCGGTCGCGGAAGTCTGAGCTATTGGATTGACGTTAACCATCTTCGTGAAGGCGCCTAAGAATTCAGGGCGCTGAAGACGAGCATCCGGAGAAACTACGCCGAAGAAAGAGCGAAGCACTTCAGTGTACCGGCTACCACCGCGAGCAAGGCGCTCATAGAACTTCTGCATCTGGAAGGCAGTGCGAAGACTGTTGATCGTGAAAATACTAGAAGAATCCAGATCGGCAT